ATGGTCTCACTGAAAGAAGTGGCAAATCTAGCCTCTGTTTCATTAATGACCGCATCTCGAGCGATTAATAGCCCAGAGCAACTGCGGCCGGAAACGTATCAGCGAGTGATGCAGGCGATTGAATCCCTGAATTATGTGCCTGATTTTGCAGCCCGTAAGATGCGTGGCCACGCCACCAAAACATCAACCCTGGCAGTACTCGCCTGGGATACGGCGACCACACCGTTCTCAGTTGAAATATTGCTCTCCATTGAGTTAACTGCCCGAGAGTTTGGCTGGAACAGCTTTTTAGTGAACCTAACCTCACGCGAGGACAGCCAACGGGCGCTTAACCAACTACTCGCCCAACGGCCCGATGGCATTATTTTTACCGCTATGGGGCTACGTCAGGTCACCATTCCCGAGCGATTTCGGGATAAAAACATTGTTCTCGCTAATTGCGTCAGTGAAAGCCATTCAATTCCTAGCTACATTCCCGATGATTTTGATGGTCAATATCAAGCCATGAAGTTGCTGCTGCAACGCGGATATCAGCGGCCTTTGTGTCTTTATCTGCCGGAGTGTACCTTGGCAGGCAAGGCCCGGCGGGCAGGGGTAGAAAAAGCCTGGCAGGAATCTGCATTACCAACAGAGCAACTCAATCAGTGCCATATAGCGTGGGGAGATGAACATTATCAGGATGTCATTCCGCTATTGGAACGCCATTGCCCTAAGGGAAAACCCAATTTTGATGTGTTAATTTGCGGCGATGACCGTATCGCATTTTTGGCCTATCAGGTTTTACTGGCCAAAGGTGTGGTAATTCCACAACAGGTTGCGGTGATCGGCTATGGCGATATGGTTGGTATGGGTGAATTATATCTACCACCACTGACCACAGTACAACTCCCCTATTATGATATTGGTCGTCAAGCTGCCCTCCATTTAATAAGAGGACGTGAATCGCGGGCAATACATCGGTTACCCTGCCCACTACTAGAACGGGGATCCATCCGTGACTCAATGCCTAATAACTGTGTGCCTCTTTTCAGTAAACAGCGATAAATAGCGCTCATGGATGCATGCTAAGGACTGATCACTGCGGAGCAGAGTGGCAAGAACGGGGCTGCGTTATACGGGGAAGCACGCCATAAATAGTATAAACTTCACGAAAGCATAAGCCCTCGTGAAGTTTATAGATGCATCAGAATTACATGTGTTTAATGATAGCGTCGCCAAATTCACTACACTTCAACAACTTAGCGCCTTCCATCAGACGTTCGAAATCATAAGTCACGGTCTTGGCTTGAATTGCGCCTTCAGTGCCTTTAATGATTAAGTCAGCGGCTTCGAACCAGCCCATGTGACGCAGCAGTAGACATATCAAAAGCCAGCAACCATATGATTTATAAATAGTTGCTGGCTTTTTTATTCGTTAAAAGCAGATAAAAATGATGTTTGTAACCTATTGATTATCAAGTAAAGAAAAATAGTTTTGCAGAAGGCTTTCCAATGGCGGCATAATTTAATACTGTATATGCAAACAGTCAAAAGGGCGTGTGAAATCATGAAAGTTGAACTGGTTTACGATAAGCGAAATGTGAAAGAGATACCGGGTGCCAATGATCTGATCCTGGCTGAACTAACTAAGCGAGTTCATCGCGTCTTCCCTAAAGCTGAGGTCAAGGTTAAGCCTATGCAAGCGAACGGCATCAACACGGACGCCAGTAAAGGTGATAAGGCTATTCTCAATCGACTGGTTGAAGAAATGTTTGATGAGGCTGATCAGTGGCTGGTTATCGATATTTAATTTGAGGGGGATTTATGCTGCGTGTCGAAGTGACGATAGATAAATTAAACATTAAGAAATTCCCTGTTGGATACTCTGACGCTCTTACGGAAGAATTAAGTAAGCGACTTGGCAGGAAGTTTGGCGAGGTCGATGTGAAAGTGAGGTTTGCTGGCGCGGATGGGTTAACAGTGCTGGGCGGGGCTAACGAGGATAAGAAAGCGGTCGAGGAGATTTTGCAGGATACATGGGAAAGCGCTGATGATTGGTTTCAGCCGTAACCCCTCAATCAGGCCGGTTACCTACCGGCCACTCCCTAATAAATTCCCAGTATTTGTGTCTGTAATCAGCCTTTCTGCGGCAACCTTAAAATATCAATAGCCAGATCTACCGCTAAATCAACATCCTTTCCTTGATACAGTAGCCTTATCATTTCCGCTATCGATTCCCTAGATACCTCAGCTTCGTTCGCTAGTAGGTCTATCACAGCAATTCCGATCACTTGTGCTATGTGTGGGTGCGCCTGTTCGAAAAATCCTTTCTCATTATCCATGTTATTCACATCCCATTTCTTTAGCCAGCGTACCTTTCTGTGACTTGATATTTTTTGCTAATTCGACGGGCAATGCTGACCAGATGTTCAGATTTGTTTTTTCTTCGATTGCATCTACTGTAACTTGATAATCACAGAATTTAGCCGACCTAGCGATATCCTGATTCATGAGAAAGGCAGCATATTGTCCGGATACAGGACTTGTTCCAATAAAGATTATCTTCCAATAACCGCTTGGGATTTGAACCGTTGGTGCGGCGGGCAGTGTCGCTATATCGCGCTCAAAAAGTGGGCCTGTAACTGTATAAACTGCGCTCACTTCTGGCCGATTTGCCAATGCACGCTCTTTATCTTCAAGCCTCGCCCACGCACCTTGATTCAGTGCCGACTTTTGCGGGGTGATATTCGACAAGTAATTAAGCGCTCTCCAGTCACTATGTCCGGCAAGTGAGCTTAACGGTGCCTGGTGACCGCGATCGACGGCTAATTGCCCACTTGCTTGGCTATACGCTGATGGGGCAAGAGTGTCTGATGCTTGTAAATCGGGGTCTCGCGCCCAGTTTCGCGCACGTCCGCTACCTTGGCTATCTTTTGTAACTTTGTATGCAACCCAATTTGCGAATTTTGTATCTCGGTTATTGTTCAAGGTATATACATTACGGGTCAGTGTTTGGTCACCACCACCGGCTGGACAGCCAACCAGGCAGTTATCAATCGTTGCAACACTCTGTTCTGTAGTTGCACTCACTGATAATCCGTCTCTTGGCGCAGGCGCTTGCGGTGGATGTATCACACACGACGTGAGTAAGAAAACAGGAAGAAGTTTAAAAAACTTAAGTTTCATTATTTATACAATTCCATTGTTTAATTAATATCTAAAATAGCGAATAAACAACTAGATACTAAACGGAACCACACTACAGTTTGTCCCAAAATGGATATGCCGGGCCATTAAGCCCGGTTTTTTATTTCTCAATCCATGCAGAGAACACTAGCGGATCCCCGTACGCGTAGCGTCGATACTCTGATGTTGAGTTATATGGCATGTACACCTGGCGGCATCCGCCAGCATCCACGCCGGTACGATAGACTTTAAAAGCCCCCGCCACGTTAACCGGATAATGTAAACTCAGTAGAGCGTTGCTCGATATGTTTTGAAAGTACTCCCCCGGCCCCGTCATGCTGTTTAAATCCAACTCTGCAACTATCGCTACATCAGCAATATGAACAGCTCCTACATCGCCCGCTGTTAGCGAATCCTTGGTTGCCAGCTCGCCCAGTTCAAGATTTTCTCGGGCCTCGGATATGCTCGACACGTCAGATAAGTTATTTTCAATTTTAAGAAACACATCCGGCGTTTCTTTATCTACAGCAACAATCGTTATTGACTTTGTGATACCAGAATTTGCGCCCGCCAATGATAACGTTGTCGAGCCTGCGTTACTGATTGATAGCGTTCCGAGGGCTGATAATGTCGCACTCGTTGAGTCTGATGATGATGTGAGTATCGCCTCGGTGTAATTTGACGGTGTATACGTAACAGGTACGGTGTAAGTATTCCCGGCAACTAAGTCTGCAGGAGCATCACCAATTTCAATTCCGGTCAGAAAAATGTGTTGCGTTATTATCGCTGTGGACGCCAGTCCCGTGGAAACGCTAGCTATAACGCTTTGTGTGCCGCTAGCGCCAACATTTGCGGAATACCTGCCGTTGCTGTCAATAGTTCCCAGCGCCGGGTCGGATACTTGCCACGTGACAGGGTATTCAGCTGCGGCACTTGATGGCAGGACCATCGCGATCAGTTGCTGGCTAGTCCCTGCATTGATTACGCTGTTAAGCGGCGAAATGATGATAGTTGATGGCTGATCAGGCTCTTCAGTACTCACGCCCTGAATGTAGAAAACTGTGAATGTTGTATTACTGTTGCGATTGCTTGTGTATTGAAAATTAATTGGGTCTCCTGCCAGTACTTGCATATCAATTAATTTACTAAAAGGTAGAAATTCCCGCCGGTGGTGTCCGTGGCCACTGCCGCCAGTCACAAACCCGTAGAATGACGTCGTATCAACAAGCTCTCCATTCGCATAGATAGTACTATCCCAGCGATCCCGGCTTTCTACGCCGTCAGTAACGTAGCGACCAATGAGCAATATTTGCACACAGTCAGTCGGAACAGTTAAAGTGACAACTCCAGACGACTCTAAATAGACTTGTGCAACTTGCAGATTACCGACACGGCTTAATGAACTGCTAATATCAGTAATACTATTTTCAATGATATCCGTTTTTAATTTTAATCGTCGCGGCGTGATCGCACTAATCGCACTCACCCCCGCGAGGGTTTCCCCTTCCGTTGCTTCGCGCTGAATATATACCTGCCATGTACTTTCATCAGATCCGGGCACGCTTACATTGTTCGATACAAGTGACAGATAGAGAGTATTGTTGTACATGACAACAACGCCGGTACCGTACGCGAACGCCACCCCGTTATTATCTGCCGCTGTAATAAACTCAGGAAAGCCCGTAGTTTGATACTGCCGAATATTTCGTGTTATCGCATTTAATACGTAATTCATTTCTTTACGGCCAACCGGCTTGGCGCGGGTGTCTGTCCTCAAGTCACGCTCGTAGTCCCCGCCCCAGCCCTCATTAAAACTAACAAACCCCTCGTTATCTGTTTCGTCTTGAATTGTTTGCGTGTCACCGTTTGACGCGAACGGCACTTTAAAAAATCTGTTATCCAATTTTTATTTCCTTTTCCGGAGTTTCATTGCCGTACACTGAAATTATTTGATTGTATAAATACTTTGATGCGAAAAGTTTCCCCCTCTTTTTTGATATGTCATTTTCGCTAAAAACAATCACACCATTCATATTTAATATTTTGAGATAATTTATAAAATTCTCATCAGTCTGTTGGTAATCTATCCTTTCTTTTATCACTGCCAGCGATACCATTTATTACCTCCATGCTGCGGGTATTTGATTGTAATCTGACAAACTAGACGCATTCGTAAATGCCTTTGTCTTGATTGTTACATTCGGCACTTTATCTATAAACGTAAGCGCACTACCGCGCAATAACCGGCAATTGTTAAACGCCCACCACAAATCCTTAATTGCGTTATATTCAGCAAGCGGGAAGATATCATTGATATCAGAAGTCATAAGCGAGCAATCTACAAATACGTTTTCAAAAATTGTCGCATTCGGTGCGTTATCGAATAACCCAGTTGGCGCAGTTAATATTTTTGAGCAATTTCCGAACGCGATTTTAAATGATGTAACGAACGTATTGTTATCAAACAAACCCGCCGGAATTTCTTTAAGAGATGTACATAATCTAAATGCAAACTGAAATGTTGTCACTAATGGGTTGTAGTCAAACAATCCTGTAGGTATATATTGCAAACTCCCGCAAGATAAGAATACATAGCTGAAATTAACAACGCGCGTACAATATTTAAATAAATTATCAGGTATCAATTGCAGCGATAAGCAGTCATTAAACGCAAAACTAAACGTAGTGACATTTGGCAAATAATCGAATGCCCCAGCACGTATTACTTGTAACTCATCGCAAGCTGTAAATGAGTTAGTCATACTCTGACGGCTGCTGGACACGCTAATGACTTCTATTACTTTATTTTCAAACGCCAGTGATGAATGATAAAACATGCAGCTATTACTACGCTTTATGGTTATTCTATACGTAACCCCCGCAGTCAACGCGCGAGTTGCATAAACCAATCCCTGGCTATCAACACGATAATCATCACTGTCTACACCATCGCCGTAATCAATCGTGATTACCTCCCCGATGTCGTTTAATTTAAATAACGGCGCTTCAGGGTTGTAAATCTTAAGCATCACATCAGCACCGCTAATTAAGTACGTGAACGTGTAGCTTCTTGATTCAACATTATCTACTGTGCAAGTTGGCGTAAATATCTGTGTCTTTGCAATGACAGAGTAAGCCCCTGATCGACTTACAAGGTCCGTAAATAACCCGTCAGCAGTCGTGACTTCACGTGTAAATGTCTCACCCGTTGATTTTGTGTAGTACAGCGTGACGTCAATACCCGATAAATCTATCGTACTGTCAGATGATGCTATTTGCCCGTGCAGTACGCCGCTATCATTGTCAAAAAATAAGTTAATGCGCCATCCGTAATTAATCAGTTCGCCGCCATCCCAAAACCCGGCATGTTCAAAGTTTTGATAGTATTGACCGAAGCCAAAGGGAATATAGCGAATAACACGAAACTTTAGGCCCACGGTTGCAGGACGCGGTAATAAGTCATATTTGGTCAGTATCAACGCTACAGCGCTGGCTGGCTGTTCAGTGAATACATACATGATTGACGACATGTCATTAGGATCGAGCGCGTAAGCCTTGCCGTTCTCAGTCGCGAACATATCCATCATGATCCCGTTAACTTCGGGAATGGTGCAACGCGTAATTAATTGATAATAACGCAGTCTGCATACCAGGCGTTTTTGTTCAGTGGTTAAAACCACGCTGGGGCATTCAGGAATAAATAAATTAACGCCAAGAATTAAGGCCCACACACTTAAGCCAAAATCATTCGCTGTACGTAAATCAAAAACATCAGTGAACCAGTTATTCCAAAATTCGGTATGCGCTTGGTTGTACCATTCTTCCTTTTTCTGCATTAACGTTTGTATTTCTTCGCTACCGTCATATTGCCAAATGATGTTACGTAATAAATCCATGCTGCTATTTATTTCAGGTATTTGCGTTGACATATATTGCGCCCATAAAAAAACTGCCGAAGCAGCTTTCTATATTCAATGATATTGCTTTTAACTCGTTATACGTTAATCACAACTGATATGTTCTCTTCTGACAATGTAGCGACTTCATTTTTCATTATTGTAATTTCATTGCTGGCCAGCGCTTCGCCACCGCGTGAAATCAAAACTTGCTGCACAAAAAAACCGGGGTGAACAAGACTGATAGCACCGGCGAGCTCGAACGGGCTGACATCAACGCCAGTAACAAAACCCCGCTCACCGTCCAGCTCACCCATTGCGTATGCAATCAAGGCGTTGGGAATAACGACATTCGGGTCTATCGTTCCCTGCGCACTGCGCATGATCACTTTTACTGTGATCGGTATTTCAGCGGGGCGGTCAAACAGGACGGTGTACGGGATATCTGCATTGGGTTCTATCACTGTTACCGATATTACGCCGTTCCACGCAGCCCCATCAGTTTTATTCTGTAAAAGGCTACGCGCTATATCTTGATCAACGCCGCCATGCACGCAAGCCCACACGCTGTGTGGTTTCATATAAATGCCATCAATTGTCATAAACTCATGACTGATATTTTCAAGAAACGATAACGAATGAACACCGGCAAGGCCGTACAGCCCGCTGATTTGGGCCTCTACCGTCGATATACCCTGATTTGCAAGCCTCAATTTACGTTCTGAGCGTAACGCAACATCGCTTTGCTCCCCGCTACCGACTACAGCCGCATAATCATTGAAGACGGTTTCCCAGCCCAGCACGGCATCAATAACTGTCAGTAATGCCCCCGAGGCGCAACTTACCCCTCCCGCCTCATCTGCAATAAAATCTACCGTAGCCATGCCGGCACTGTTTAAAAGTACGCTGTTAGCACTAACAAAAATATCACCGGTGCTGGATCTGGCCCTTGACCCCGCACGAATCTCGGTTAATGGAATGCCGCGCAATGTGACACTCGGTATGACCGATTTTTCAGGGCTGTTACGCGTGATCCCCAATAGCGCACAGACGCCATCTAAAAATATACCGGTAGCAAAATTAGGGTTTATTTGATTCGCTAACGTTGCATTATTGATGACAACCGCTCGACGGGCGCTGACCTCGGCGCTGATCAAGCGGCCTTGTGGAGAGTCCGGGTTAGTTGACATCTGTTGGCCCAATGCCGCTTTAAATTCTTCTTCTACTGCTGTTTTTATATCGGCGGTGTCCGGTATGACAATTCCTGTGTCTTCAATGTAATTATAAATCTCGCTCATTATTTATGGCCCCTGTTCCCCACTCTGTTTTTATTGTCGCGCTATAGTAAAAATCATTGCCTGCGCGAGCGATTGAAAAAGACGTGATTTGCTTTACGCCAGTAATAGCCTTGATTGCAGTACGCGCGGCGGCTTCAAATTGGGCAGGCCGGTATTGGTCCCACAACGTTTCGCGATATGGGATACCCTCATCCATCGCGTATATCATTTCATTTCGTTGGGCCAGCATGGCTGTTTTGCAGTTCTGCAAACAGGCGGCCAGATTAGTAACAACCGCTAAATTTCCCGCGGCATCTAAATACAATCGATGTTTATCGTTTAATGCCAGGCTTAATATATTCATTGCGGACCTCCCGTATTATCATTGCCGCCTTGTACGCCACTGTGCTTATGATTACCGCCAACGTTAACGCCATTGTGCTTAGCGCCTGCGGCACTGACAACAAAGGAATTACCGCCCGCTGTCAGGGTTATGCGGTCTTCGGTTAATGTAAATTCCGTACTGCCGACCTTTAAACTGATTTCCGCCTCTTTTACGCCGATCCACGTCTGACCAGATTTATGCTGAATAACTAGCGAATCGTCGTGACCAGCGGGCAACTCATAGTCTGCAAAGACATCAGGAATAAAACGCCCGTCAGAAAATTCATGCATGCGTAACGTATTTGGCTTTGATTGCTGGGTGGTTTGCAGGTAAAGAGAAATATCCCTGTCACTGGCCTCTATCCAGCCCCGATCCCCCGCTTTTAGTGGGAATGAGATATTGAACTCACCCCCGCCGAGCGCCAATACCGGCATGCTGGCGACCGTCCCGCGCTCTACCGCCTCGCCTGCTGTCGTCACGCGACTGATAAGCGGTTGAATCGTGGCTCGATTCGTCACTCGGTCGTAGCTGATCACCTGCGCGGGGAGCTGGCCGTCTATCCCCTGCAACATTTTTTTGAATACATATTCCAGTGTGCCGGATAGCGAACCGGTTAACGCGGGGTCAATATCCGTTAAAGTAGTGTCTGCCATAGCCCCAATCTCCGACATTCCGCTGTGTGATAAAAAGGTGTATCTCGGTTACTGATGTCATAACTGAGTTTGTAAATAACAAACGTGCCATTAGCAGCCGGGTTTAAATCACTGTCGATGGTCAGGCTGGCCCCCGGACGGCTCGACGGATCAAGTAGGTATTTCACTTTAACGCCCTCTTCCGTGACCTCAGGGACGCCAATCATTCCAGTATTTTTATTGAGCGTGACGGTCTCATTGAGTAGCGGAACATCTCTATTTTTTATAATCAATCGGTCATCATCGATGTAAGCGTTATAGCTGCCTGCGCTACCTAGCTTATCAACCTGTTTTAGCTTAGCCCCGGTGAAATTGTAATTACTGATATTCTTGTCCGACGCCTGAAAATCGAGGGTTAAATCCATACTTTGTGCGGTATCTGCCGCAATCTTGCTGAGTGGTACCGCTGCTGCATAACTTGAGCTGAACATGTCGGTCATAAAGAAAGCCCCGGTACGCGCTTTCATTGTGAGCATGATGTCGGGTGGCTGGCTCGGAGTGCATCCGATAATGTCCCCTTCAAAAACCTTAAACGTACCGTAGCTTTTACGTCCGGCGAATAGAGTAATTTTCTTGCGCCTGCGCGGGCGGTTGAGCGGTGATGTTTCTGTGATCAGAAAATTGCGGTCAGACTGTTTAAGATTAGCAATTTTTATCGTGCATTCATTTTGTAACGAACCTGCCGTTTTTTGCCCAGATGCTGATATATAGAGATCGGTGTAAACGTGTAACTTGCCATCTATCTCTATTGATAACGAGATTATGCGCGGGTCTAGCTCCATGATTTACACCTCAGTAGCCGGAATATAATAAAAACGATGGTTATCTATAAATCTTTCGTAATGAGGATATTCATCATCGGGGGTATTAAAGTAAAAGTTTCCATAATTAAGCTGTAAATGCTTGGGCAAGAGTAAAGTATACGGCATTACTCTTATCCCTTTAACTAAATTTATGCCATTACGAAAAATGGATATACTTAACAAGTCATCATTTAACGTATTCAAGACTATTTCATAACGTGAGTTTTCAAGTCGAATAGTTAATGATTGGTTTGCTACTGATTCCAAAATAATTAACTGAGTCATGTTATTTTCCAAGTAAATCCCACACCACACCAATGGCAACAGAATTCTTCACCGGTTTTTGCTCCCCGCGATTTACAGTGCTGGTATCTTTCGAGTCTTTAACCTTTCTTGACGTTAACGCCTGGTATTGCGTGGTAACAATAACAGCTTCTTTCAAACTCAACGTAATGATAATAGCACCGGATTGATCGGGTGATTCCTCGTGCGGCATCTCAGATAAAATCATATTGGAATAAATTCCAACGCGAGTATTAACTTGAAAGCTGGAGTCACTATACAAAGCCTGTTTAATTACAGAGTACGTGTCTTTATAATGCGCTTCCGATATCCATAATATAACTTCTATCTCAACAGGCAGAATTATTTTGTGGTCAGTTTTAGTCGAGCCGTCTTCAATGGGGTGTTCCATTAGTTTAGAGCCTTCAAAAACACTGGCTTTCATATTAATGGCGTTTTCAAACATCAGGTTAAAGTCACTGTCATAGATACCGTAAATTTCTGTTTCATTCATTATATTTCCAACCCGTCAGCGTACTGACTCATTGCATTGCCATATTCACTGCCGATGTCACGGGCGATCCCCTCCGCGTCCGTCGCCTGCGTGATCACTTCTATTTTATCGACGCGATTATTAATATTTTTATTCGCTGCTTTGCTGTTAGTAATGCTGCTGCTCGTCATTGTCGTTACGCTGCTTGCTGATGCCTGCGCCAGTTGCTCCTTGCCGCCGTAAGTTAAGTCCCCCGGAGTCTCCCAGCCCTGCAGTGATTGCCCTGCTGCCGCGTTTTTTGCGTTATTAACTTCTTCTTCGCCCGCGCCGAACCAGCCTTTTACTTTTTTCCACGCGTTACCTATAGCTTCAAACCCTTTCATTGCTAAGCCGACAACACTTGTAATTAATATCTTTATCCCCTTCCACGCCGCGCCGACTGAATCAGCGATTGCGCTAAAAATACTATCTCCAGCTCCCTCACCGAATAGCAGATCCAGTAATTCTCTAATTTCAGCGCCGAAGTTTTTTAAAAACTGAATAGGATTAGTTACCATTAAAATAAACGCATCTCCAACCGCAACAATTTGCGCCCAGAGATTTTTCAATTCAGCGACTAAGCCCAGCACCAATTCACCGATCCACGGCCATTTTTTTGATAGCTCACCGATAACTGAATCATTTCCCGCAAGAAAATTCATGACGTCGTCATAAGCCAAAGCGAACGCAGCGGCAACGGCAACAACGGCGGCAACGATTAATAAAATAGGCCACGTTGCGGCTATCGTTGCTGCTGCGGCTTTTAACATTGCGGGTAAATAGAAATCGACAATGATAGCTGCAATAGCAATAAAGAATCCTTTCACGAAATCTTTATTTTCAGATGTCCATTTTGATAATGCGTTCCATTTATCGAGCAAATATTGAAATGTTGGAATTAATCCCATTCCGATATTAGTTTTTAAATCAGTAAAACTCATTTTAAGTGTTCGCAAATCCTGATTGAATTTATCCGTCATCGCGACCTGCTCTTTTGTTATTACCCCCTGCTCTTTCTGCTTTTTAAGTAATTCCTCTACACTCACTTTACCTTTGCGCAGTAATTCTATCGTTCCCTCGTCCAGGCCAATCATTTTCCCGATACGCTGCGCTTTGAATGCGCTCATGCCCCCCAGTGCTTTGCTATAGCGCAATAATGCGGCCTCCGGATCACGGAACCGCTGGGCCATATTGCCGAGCGTGCGCGTGAAGGCTTCAGCATCGCCGCCGCTTTCTGTGATGGTCTTGCGCCACGCGTCCAACGTCGATACGTTGACGTTCATTTGCCGGGCCTGCTTGCCTAGCTCGCTTGTTGTTTCTGCTGTTCCCAATGCAAGGGCTTTGATGCCGCCCAGCGTTAAGGTGACGCCCAATAATCCAACGCCCGCCTTAGCCAGGCTTAAAAATGACGTACCGAGCTTTTCAGCCGCCGCATCGGCATTTGATACCGAGTTTTTTAATTTCTCGGCCTTTTTTTCTGCATCAGTCAGCCCACGATCAAGCCCGGAGGCGTCGGCTGCAAACGTGTAGTAAAACGCCTCGAGCAAGTTCATTATTTTTTCCTTTGCGAGTATTCCATGGCGAGGGATTCATTCATGCGCTGTACTGCGATGATTTCGAAGAGATCAAAAGCCTCTTCTAGTGTGTAGACGTCTCTGAGTTCTCGGAGGGTGGCGCGGTCGGCTCCGACAATGGTTGCGATAAACCCGTCAACGTTTTCGTAATCAACGTTTGGACTTTCGTTGTTAAACCGGTTAAGAAATTTAAGGCCACGCCGTTCCTGAAAAAACTACAGTTATATTCCATCATTGCCCATTCGAGTTTCATCAATGTTTCAAAATCCGGGACATGGTTATTTACTAAAGCGCTTGTCGTTAGTTGGATCTGACTGCCTCCCTCTATCGGCACAGCAACGTAAGCCATCAGCTTTAGCATCAACGCTTCGTTAGTCTTGTAGTCGCCGATTTTAGGCGCGCCAGTGGTCGGGTATTGTGTGACGATTTCACGACCAGCGATGGCCGGGAACTTACTCAGAATGAAGGTCTTTGTGCCACCATCAGGCAGGGGGATTTCTTTTTCAATAGGCTCTAACATTATGCGATCACCTGGTTCTCAAATTTAAAAATATACGGCTTTGATTTCAACCGGCCCGCGCTGCTCACGCTATTACCGATCATGGCATCCGTGATAACCCCACCGGATAACGTCCGACTTTCCCCGCTTGGGTATGAAATCGACATGGTAATTTCATCATTAACGCTGCGCTTACCCTTCGCTATTCTGTTCGCCTCAGCCAGTATCGCTAAGTTACGATCATCGTCGCTGTTGGGTGTGATGTTTAATGTGACTTGCAGCACTTGAGCCACGCTCCAAGACACCATATCGCCGTTTAGCCCCATGCCTACGTCCGCGAGTTGTTGAGATGGCGAATCAAGCGGGTCGGCATCATCTGCAAATTGCGTAACGTTAAAACCTGCGGGGAACGTTTTTGAAGCACGAATATTAACAATTGTGCCAAAACCTGAAATGTCCATTCTATCTGTCCTTATTAAATCAGTACGTGGGTGCCAACAACGCGTCGAACGGCATCATCTTTGCTATAAATCAGCGTGTAGACACACTGCCATTCAATCCGGCCATCTTCTGTAGTCGTACTGCGCATGACGGCATCAATCCAGTAGCCAATATTCTGTACTTGCTGCCATGCGCCATCGTCCCCCGCCATTTGCGTGATATACAGCTTTTGAATAATGTCGAAGTTTTTACCCACGCTGATCACGCCATTATTCAGCGCCGCGTTGATTGACTCTTGTAGTGCGGTAAGGATTTGCGCTTGCCCGGAAATATTTGCAGGGATACGACCCAGCGACAACTGAAGCGATAGCAGCGCCGCCGCACACACGTCTTTAAGCCATTGCTCATTAGCGTGAACGTTCATATCAACCGGGGCTGTTGCGCCGCCCATTAGCGTTCCACGCTGATAAAAATCAATCTTTTGGCCTGCTGTCTGGGTGCGTCCGTAGTAATTAATGCGTAATTTATCGTACGTATCGGATAATAACGTTGTAGTGACTTTGGGTGTCACGCCGGGGATCTGGCGGTACATATAGTTAATGACACTGTTACGACCGTCATAATTTGTCGCCGCCATCAGGGTTCCGGGGATCTGATCATCGAAATCAGTATTTTCAGTGGCAATAAGCGTTAAGCCGACACTTGCAATTGATTTCAACGCGTCGTAATACGCGCTTGCACTTGCTGCTGTACAGCCAAGCAGATACATAAACATGACGTTTTTCGCCGCGTTCGCTTCTGCAAGTTCAATGCTTGTTTCTAAGTTATCGTCACTCATAAACAAAAATGAGCCGTAGTTGTTGCTGATATCGTCAGCCGCCGCGACGCTCTCGACAGTGTTTAGCGCAGCGGGTATACCCATTATCGCTGTGCCGTCCGATAATCCAAGCGCGTCAGCAATTTCGCCAGGGTCGATAGTCAATTTTGCTGAGACTGGAACATCTGCGTTTTCACCAATTATTGTCAACTCAAAACGTGCAGCCGTGGCGTTGTAAGTCGCTGATGTCTGTGACATGGCTGGCGCGTATTCAATACCTGCCGCACTAATTTCACCCTGAATGGTTCGCGCTACGCTATTCAGTGATTCGTCATTTTCAAATGTCATTTCTAGCGTAGTAAACTTCACACCGTCGAGATTTCCGCTAATAGTTCCTGACAGCGGCAAAATATTATCTAGTTTATACGCGCCAGACTTACCCAAAAATAACGAATCACTAATTTCACGTTGATCACGCGCAAATGATATTTTTGAAGGCTGCACAATCGACGGCGAAATATAGCTGAAGTATTTAACCGCTCGTTTGTACTCTTCTGATTCAACGCCGAAATAACTTAATACATTATTCGCGCTGGTAAACTCTAAAATGGAATCGGGCGAAATTAAATTATTACGTGAAAAAATCCGTAGAATTAATTCACGCGCACGAACAGAATTCCCCCCGCCCACGCCAGAAATGATATCGACATACTTACTCAGATCAATAGACATTCTATAACCTCTTTAAATCCTGCTTGTTCGATGATGAACGGACTTAACAACCGGCAATTCAGTTGTATAAATATTTTTATGTGTGATTTGTATATCAAATGTTGGCCGGTCTTCATGACCTGCCTTGTCGCTCGGCACTGTAATGTTTTTCACGCTGCCCGCCCGAAATATATTCACGTCTTGCGCCAATAATAGATTTTGAAAATCTGTTGATTGCATCACACTGAGAGCTAAATAAACGAGGTCACCCGCCGTCATAGCAAAAGGCTCATTTTCATCGTAAACAACCGTAGAGCTCACTTGATAAGTCGGCGTTAAAATCTCAGTGGTTATTCGTTTAATAACTTCGTTTTGTTCGTCGTAGATTTCTTGGTGACCGGCAAAACCATGATTGCCGTTGGTTATTTTGTGAATATAGAGTGTTTTGTCTGACGAGGTTCCCTGCTGTGTAGGTTGATAGCTTTGCCACACGTTGACATCTTCATAACCCCGACTTTTTAACCCCGCAAGTAAACTTGTTCGGATGAGTATAATGAGCGGATTATCTAACACGTTTTATTTTCACCTCCTGACAGGTCGCGACACACCAGCCGTCTTGCTCTGACCAGTCCTCAACGCTGCCGACTTTCCAGCGCTTACCGTTCCACTTGATTTCGTCGCCGCTGTAGTCTCGTTCATCGCCGATAACTGACTGTGAAACAAACCACTCAACATAATCAAATGACTCCTCCAGCCCCTGACGGATCACCTTCTCTTTCGGCACTGCCTGCACGCTGCCAGATAGAATGGGTTTACCTTCTTCGAACACCGTTTTTAAGTTGCCGTTCGCCAAGGTTTCGCGCTGGCCACTGTCGCGAAAATAGACTACCGGCTGTGAGCCAATAACGCCCAGCGCGACATTTAACAAATTGATACCCGGTATCATTATTCATCACCCCCGGTAACTACGTGTGTGAGCGTCGCTAGCATCAGCCCTGAGTCATTTAACGGCTTGATAGATATCGCGCGTGCGCTCGGTCCCGCCTTGCGCGCACGGGCTTTTATCGTGCTAATGGCCAGTGGCGGGGTGAATATCTGTGTAATTTTTTTGCGAACGTCACCCGCCGCCATTAAGCCGAGAGCTTCCATTACCTGTGCGCTAGTGCGAGTCCCTTTAATGACAGCTGTGAAACCTTTTTTCATATTGCTGTCCCACTCGATTTTTTTCTCATCTTGTGTGGTTCGCATAAATGATCGCGGCGGGATGGTTAAATCTTCGGTGCCGTATTCCTGTACCACAGCGATCCCGGCAACCGGCTTCCCGTCCGCGTACCGCGCTGATTCCATCCATCCAACACGCGTTTGCATACTATTGAGTTCGGCAATTTCACGACGAATACGCGCTATTTTGCTGCCGCCGCTACCGCGCCACTGCCCGGCCATTACCAGAACACCCCGCCCACTTTACGAAAAGCGGTGCGCTCAGGTAAGCCGCCGACATATGCCCCGCCCGCTGATTTGATATTGAGGAACGCCCACAATTGCAAACCATACGGACTGGTTGACAGCCAGAACTGCCACGCACTGCCTGACGGCGGCGGCGTAATGCTCACCGAGACTTTACTGACGGTCGCACCGGTCACCATACCGGCGGTGGTTTGCCCCTGGCGGATCAGATAATCCGACCAGACCAGGTGCGCGGTCATCAGATAGATAGCCATTTGATAGCAGTCGCCGCGTAACGTGGGGCCAACGCTAATGAAGCATTGCGCCATTGCGCTTTGATGAAGAATTAAGCTGTCAGGGAAAACAATCACGTCATTCATTGCGGGGAAGCGTTCACGGAATTCTACAACACTGATATCTATGGTCATCACGTCACCTTAATTTTTCTTGGCTTTCGATGTCGTTGGCGGCTTTTCATCACCTGTAAAGTCATCATCAATCAGCGGTGCGGACTCGTCGCGGGGTTCCATGTCACTGGCCACGTCATCCGCTGCTGCAGGTTTTGCTTCAACATGCACAAAACCATTTTTTTTGTGACGTAAAAAAACCGGGTGAGTATTGAGCATGTCAATGTCTGCATCTTCTACAGCCGTCATAACCCCTCTAGGCGTAATGAGGTTTTTTGTTGCGACGTTTGCGCCGCCTTTGATTGTTATCGTGTGCTCAATCGCTGGCATGTCATTTGCTGACTGTCCGTAAAATGTGTACTTAACATCAGTTGAAATTGTGGAAAAAACATAGTGCATAGAAACTCCTAAAAATAAAAAAAGGAGGCATTGGCCCCCTTGGTGTTCAATAGTTACCGTTAAATGCCGATCAGGCGGATAACCAGATATGGACGCTTGAGCAGCACCCCCGCCGTAGCGTTACTGAAATCTTCAACATAAACTTTGCTGCGTTTTTCAACGCCGATCACAGTGAATTTGCTCGGCACGTTTTGCGACCACACTTGGCCATCGTCACTTGAACCGTCATTGACAGAATCAGGGTATGCGTAAGTAACGCTTTCACCGCCCACCGCCTCTTTCATCTCCGGTGCGGTGACAAAACGCAGATTGGGATAGTTTTCTTTCACCCACTGGCGCACCGAATTGCCATAGGTTGAGGTCACGCTCAGGTACTGATTAACGCCGGTAGGGAGGGCGATAGTGATCGGCATTGCTTCAGGGTCGATGGTGTCCATGCTCGCCACCTGGAGTTCAACCAAAATACGGCGAATATCAGCGGTAATTTCCAAAAAGGTTTTACTCTGCCAGGTCGTATCGCCACCTGCGCCGGGTGCCGCGGTTAGTGCAGGTAACAGGTTCGGTTCATTTAGAAAACCGTAGGTCATATTCTGACCATCGTTGTAGCCGTAAAATCCTACCCGATTACGTGAGACATCTAACGACTGTGCCGCGCTACTGCGTTTTTCCGCTGCTGTCGCAAGGCTCGCTTTAGCTGTGCGGGCTTCTTCAAGAGCGCCGACCGAAAAACCCTGTTCAAAACGTACAATGCTGCGACGCGCATAACCCACTTGCCAAGACGCCAGCGGAATATTGCCGTGGTCAGAGTAAATAGCCGCGCTGCCAATAGGCTCCAGCATCCCCTGTACAATTTCTTCATCTTCCCAGGCTCCAACGGTCGCAATGCCGATCAACTCATCAATTTTGCGCGCGGCTGTAATCATGCGCACAAAGCCCGGTAGCCAGGCTTGCAGAAATTGGATAGGTGTCGGCGAACCGCCCGGCATCAGCCCGGGTAGTGGCGATGGTGCTAGCCCGGTATCATTGCTGTCCAAACCCATGCTGCTGATCATGTTGCTAATAGTGCCGCGCGAGATATTAATCCCCAGTCGGCCTAACTCTAAATGCGCGTTGCCAGTGATGTCTTTTGCTGTCAGCGATAACGGGCGGACATTGCGCGGTGCAAGTGAACTGTGAGTAACTGATTGTTTCATTTTTCGTCCTTTATTAATTGGTCAGTTGCGCGACGATAAGACCGCCCGTGGCGCTAGTCTGCGGGAGTCGGGCTACTTTAGCGTTAGGTACTGCAAGATATCCCTCCGGCGCGGCGGTACCCGATGGCAGGGCCAATAACGCACCGGTAGCTATGACGTAAAACAGGTCACTACCCACAGTCGTTGGCATTGATACTTCAACGTTAATAATCGCCATATCGGCAAACTCAGCATTAACGCCGTTCGGTAGCGTGTTATTGCCATCGTCACCAATTCGGCTTGTGAACATATGCGCTTTTGGATTCGCGAGAATGCCCCAGAATGCCCCGGTACCGCCTGCCGTGATCGAGCCATCGGACAGCACAGTAAAGGCGCGGCCAAACACGTTATTGGCCGGGTTTTCGCTGTTAAGTACGCCCGGTTTTGCGCGAAGTGGGCCATCAAATGACACTTCACCGACTAAGCCGAACGCTTGATCAAAGCGGACCGTTTTTTGAAAATTCATTATTTTTCATCTCCTGTCAGATATTTAGAAATCGCACTGCCGCTATCGATGGCGTCTAGGCCGGTACCGCTATACGTAGTCACGGGGGCGGCTTTGGCTGCCTGTAAATACCCGGACAAACAAGACAACTCCTGCCCCTTTGCGTGGGTGATTTTCAGCTTTTTAACACCGTACGCAGCAACTTCATTCGTAGTCATGTCGGCGTGATCGAAAGTGCCGACGTGACGAGACAAATCACGCGCCAGCGCATCACGGCGCGACACTTCACGCATCACGTTTTTGAAGCTATCCCGTTTTAGTGCTTTAATTTCTTTGTCCATCGCATCCAGCGCAGCGGCGGTCTCTTTGTCTTTGTCGTCCTCGTCGGCGGTACCCTCTTTATCCTTATCTTTATCCTCTTCGTCAGCGGTGCCTTCTTCTTCGCTATCTTTGGTACCTTCTTCCGGCTCTTCACTGTCCTTAGTGCCTTCCTCCTCTTCGCTGTCTTTTGTTTCTTCTTCGTTGTCTGTCGTACCCGCCGCATCAACGATTTTTTGCAGTGCAGGTAACATGGCCAGCAATGCTGCCAGTGCTTTTTTTTCTTCTTCGGTCATTTCAATGAAATCCTTTGAGTCGATTGTAAATGCATCAAGTACGGCCACAGATGGCCCCTGACGCCCTTCATCCACCGAGGCTAGGTGATTACCCCTTGGCTTGCGTTGGATGACATCATAGGGTTGCCCCTTGGCTACCCCGCTGGGTGCCACACCGGGCGACCACTCGTATTGCGCCCTATATCCCGGTGATAGTTCTTTCTTCCCTTCATCAACCAGCGTTGACATTGAAGAGGAAAAAAGTTTGATATTGCCGCGTAAAACACCGTTTTTGTAATAAACACGCTCGCCTATCGTGCCGTGGACCCCTTTTTCTTCTGATGGAGTAAACCCTTCCTCCTGATCACCCAGCAACCCTGGTGGATGATCATCAATCCAAGGTAGTAGCTTGAACGACTCGATACACTCTGGGTCCGCGAGCTCCTCCTCTGGTCGCCATACTCTGTAAATTTTGCTCGGGTCGGGTGCGTTGGGTAAATTCTTGCCGAGATATTCAAAAACACCGGCGATCAAGATCGGATTATCTGGAGACTCAAACCATCCGTTTCCGTCAATTTGGCGGGGCATAATTAATCCTCAAAATCCACTATTGGCCGCTTGGTACATCGGCAATGTGGGAGCTGTCCGGGAGTCCCGCGCTCACCGGTTCGTTTGTCAATAATAGGGGGGTCGTCTATATCGAAAATCCCACCATTTAGCCCTGCTGGCCATGGCAACATATGGTGTTCGCGTGGGTCATTGCTGCCCCCGCTATGAACCCACTCAAATTTACGAATGCCCGCGGATTTCATGGCCGCTGTTGAAATGCCGTCGTACACTTTGCGGGTCTGGTCAAGTGCGACGTTTTTCGCCCAGTTACGCACCTTGACGCCTCTTTTTTCCAGTGCGGGCTGTAAATCCTGTAGTCCACGACCGGAAGATATTGAGCGCATCACTTCCGCGCCGATGTCGTCCAGATATTCACTTGGTACACGTTTGATCAGGTTGGCTGCTTCATACCCTTTCGCTTGAATTGTTTCTTTCACTGCTGGCGATAACATATTTACTTTGATTGATACCCCCTCCCCGATTTCCTCTAAGCTGCGTTTAACGTCACTGCCCGCATTACCGGAAACCCGTTCCAGCATTCGGGCCGTCGCTTTATCTGTCATGTCATTGAACACGCTGTTAAATCGCCTCCGGAGCCGGTGCAGCAATTTCGCAGCACTGTTAGCGAGACTGCCGTCCAGCGTCGCACCGTCCAGAACGGGCGAATCTGATTGTTCAAACAGGCGTTTTATTTCTGCTTCAGATTCAACGCGGAGTAGATCAAAGGTGCGGGTAACAGTGTGCTGGTATTCGCTCCCTGCACTGACTGACATAAACAGTGTTGCGCCACGTAGAATGCCGTCCTTAGGCTTAGGCGGTTGGCGTCTCGCCATTTTTTTCGGTGTTTTCGCCATTACCCCCTCCCTCTGTCGGTGTCGGTAGATCCCCCTCTGTCGGTGGCTCTGCTGGCGCTATACCGCTATACCCGCTGTTTTTATCGGCTATGAGCCGGTCGCGGACATCGTATTGATCGAGCGCGCCGGAATTCACCAGGTTCAAATCTGCACGGCTGTTGATTTCGTTAATCTCTGCGTATTCTTTGGCGGTCGGTGAGTCGAGCGACTCCCAATTAACACAAGTTTCAACAGGCTTAATATTGAGTTCAGGCGCAACGTGTGAGCGCATCAGTAGTAAGTGATGTCGCTCCAGTAGCGGGGTTAAGTCGTGGGTCTGTAGGCTTTCCAGTCCTTCTCGATAGCTGGCCTCTTCGTACTCGCCAGATGAGGCCCAGCCCTTGGGTTGCGTCTCAAGCAGCTTAGTCGCCGGGACATCAGCACCGGCAGCTACAAGCTGATACTGCGTCATGATCAGTGCGTCAAAGTCGGCAAGTGAAGTATCAAACTGCTCAATACTATCTTCTTCTCTATCAACAATTTTCACGCCGAAGTTATCGCGGAACTTAATCCAGGTAGCCATGTTCTGATTGAACTCGTTCTCGTTTGATAATGCTTTGGCTGCATCGGTTTTAAATATCGTGGTTCGCTTGCTGAGTGCCAACTGAGGGGCTTCGTTGGCGGTACGTTCTGATGCGTAGACGCGCTCCATGATTTTCTGCGGCACCGGTACGCCGCCGAACAGGTAGCCAGGCTTCAAAATGTTGGCGACCGGATTGGGGATAAATATCATCAAGTGCGACCGATGGTATTTATTGCCATTAATTATCCAATGCGTTGGGTTGTAAAAATTGGGTGATGTCGGATCTGTTAATCCCTCTGCGTCCAAATCAGGTGTACACCAATGAGGGTCGATTTGTACCACGCCTTTGTAACTGTTCTCCGTTACGCCATCTTCATTAAACGGGTTTTGATAATATTCGCTGTCGTCACTGTCAACGAGAAACAAAGCAACACGAACCCCGAAAATACGCCCGAAGGTGACAAAATCGCGCATCTGTTTATTGATGTTCATTTTTTTGTCGTAACGCTTAAGTAGCTTTAAGGCATCCGGATCTAACTCTTCGCCGCCCTCGCCTTGGATCGTATAGCCCTGCCGAATCGCATCGCGGCCCGGCATGGCACAGGCTTTATATATCAACCAGTGCTGGGCAATGATTGCGCACATGGTGTGGCCGATAAAGTTACTGTTGGCATACCACATAAACAAGCTGTCACTGACCGTGCCGCCACCGCTCACGTGCGGGGACTGTAACGCCCCGCCGCCGTCCATGCTGTCCATCGTGCCAACTATCTGGGCCACCGGCTGAGTGCTGGCAATATGGCTTATCTTCCCCTGTAGCACCTCGGTTGCCGTCGCGCTATCGTCTGACTCGCGATGAGTACTAAAGAACCCTTCCCGTACTCGCTCTGGCTTTGGCTTTTGTGGTTCCTCTTTTTTCTTACGTTTAAACCATCCCATCATTGATCTCGCTTCAAGCGCCACAAATCGCACAAACAAAAAAGCCGAGGATAAAAACCCCGGCTCTCGTTCAAACGATTTGATTGATTGTTAAAGTAAAGTACTTGCTATTAGTTCACTGATTGCGCCGAGTTTGTACGCTATTTACGTCGTGACGTGTCACACAATGCCGCAACGCATCGAAAGCAATATTTAGCATTTTGAATACAAGTTCGCTTAAGAGTCATTATGTTAAATGGAGCAAAAAACGAACTACCCAAAAGTGCTACGCCGGATTTTTTCAGGTGCAAAACAAATCATCACAGTGTCGGCGTGGTTGGGTGAGCGAGTGCCGGATGGCGCTTTATCGACAATGATTTTCCCCGCCCCGTTAATTGTGTAAGTTGGCTGGCTCAATTCTGCAATTAGCTTTTCTTTTTCCGGCAGGTTTTCGTCAATACTGATTATCTCGTCCGGATCAAATGGCATACCTTTGACCACCGCGCGGTAAGACTCTTGAAATCTCATACGCAACGCCCACCACCCTTGCGCCTTACGATTTGCGAAGTAGTCCTTGTTGGTTCGTGCGTCTCTTTTGCTATCAGATTTGAAAACAGGCTTATCCGGGTAAATAACCTCGCCGCTGCCACGAAAGGGTTTTAGCTCTACTTGCCGCTGTCCTGCTTTCTGTCGCGTCTCATTGATAACTCGTCCGTCGCCACGGCAACCTGCGCCCAGTCCGTCAGCGTCATAGAGCAGATAGTCACAGTCATTCTCATCACTCAATATCATTGCGTCTTGCGTAGTTGCGTAAATATCAGAGCCTTTACCTGACCAGGCTTTTAAGCGGTCGAGCAAGACACCGGTTCGGCTTGAAAATGCGTTAAGGTCAATCCCTTCGTCCGCCACGTCCAGCGCGCCAATGCGTGCGCCCGAGGGCGTGATACCCAGTTTCGTATGCGCCCCGATAGCGGCCTGCACCCATTCAGACGGGATTAGAATACCCTCGGCGGCGGCGTTGTAGTTGAGATCTAATTCTTGTGCGACGATGACCGGGTTATCTATTTTTTCACATTCTTTCTTATACCAGGCATCGTCTTTACGCGGGTCACTGCGCCAGTGAAATGTGAATACCGGTATTTTGCCGCCATGGCGTTTCTGCGCAAAAGGGTTATTCATGCCGTTGACTGACGAGAGATCAATACGGCAACGGGTGGTTTGTGACAGCGCCGCGTCTATCAATAGTGGATGCTGTAGGAATGCAGACTCATCAACAAAATACATCGTAGTGCGGTCACCGCGCCCGATGTTATCACCCGCCTCTCCTTTGATTATCGAGCCACTATCCGGGAACTCGATCCGCATATACGGTGCGTGTTTCTTGTTATCCCAGGAGCCACGAAATTCAGCAGGTAAAGTTTCAATGAATTTGCGGGCCTTCCAAAACAAGGCCTTGGGGTCACCGGTACTGTCTACGTATTCTTCTTTACGTGAACCGAACCCAATCACCATCTCTTTATTGAACAGGCATAGCGTGGAACTCAGTCCGACTGATACCCAACTCAGACCCATTTCACGGCTTTTGTCAGTCAGTCCGTTCTCCATATTGCGCCGTCGATCCATTATCCAATGAACCCACTCTTCCTGTTTTGGGAACAGCAGAAATGGAATGGATACCGGCAACCCGTAGTCAAGATTGCGCGGGTCTGTAGTCATACCCCAATCGATAATGAACTGCGCTGGGTTATTGCGGTAGAACGCTCGCATGGCTGGCAGCATGTCAGGCTGTTGACGTATGCGTTGTAGTCGCTCCATTCTCCACTCAAAAACCTGAGTGTAATCTGGGTTCTTGAAGTCAAACGGGAACGGTAACGGCACGGTGTTTCTCCATGGAAAAACATACACACCACACACACAAAACATTGCAATTAGTGTGTATGGTGTGTATATTAATCACATCAGCAAATAACAAGGAGTTAGGGTGAAAAGTTCGGAGCTGATAAAACGACTCGAAGCAAATGGTTGGAAGTTGATGAGAGTTAAAGGCAGTCATCATCAATTCAAACATCCTGATTTCGCGGCAGTCATAACAGTACCGCATCCAAAGAAGGACATTAAACCGGGAACCCTCCGGCAAATTCTGAAAGATGCAAACCTTAGTTAACAAAGCGCCCTCCGGGGCGCTATCAAGCAACGCAGGAGTTTTATATGGCTATCTATCCCGCATACGTTCATGTCGATAGTGATGGCTCGGCAAGCGGTTATTTCCCTGACGTCAAAGGCTGTATTTTTGCCATTGATGCCGGAGAGGATTTATTTGCAGAGGCATCAAGCGCCCTGGAGGCGCACTTTGAGGCGTTGGTGTCTGAGGGTATTGAGATACCCGAGGCGCATGATATGCCTTTCCACTACCACACCAATCCGAGCAATTACAGTGACGGCGGCCAGTGGTATAACGTGAGTATTGATATGTCGAAATATGACGGAAAAGCCGAGCGGATTAACGTCACTCTTCCCCACCGGCTGATCCATCAAATCGATACCATTGTTAAGGTGCGTCCAGAGTACGCCAGCCGGAGTAATTTTCTAGCTGAAGCAGCACGTAAAGAATTACAGAAATTAGCGTAACCCTTCTCCTGTTGCTGCTTGTGACCCCGTTTCGGCGGGGTTTATTCCTTTCTATTGCATCCCCCTGTAAATATGCTTTTTTGGACTCTATTTAACATAAGGGATGTTACACGCACCGAGCGTATAGCACTCATCAAGATAATGAATCGAAAGGCTTATTTGTCAGGGTTAACTGTGCGGAATGTCAGAAAATCGAGTGCATAAATGATGCATAAATTAACCTATATTTTGCATAGAGGCTTTACTCGTCGAACCGGCTATTTCTGGACGTTTACCAAAATTACCCCATCAGCTTACGATATGCCTCGGCGGCTTCATCCGGGGTTAGGTTTGACGTTTGGATCGGGCCACCGTTCGCGCCGGTCAATTCGGCTTTCTTCGGCGCTTCCCACCCGCGCATTTCAGCCAGTTGCTTGATGGCAGCTTTCGGATCATGCAACTTAATTTTTAGCCCATCCTTGCCAGTGGATAATTCAGCGACGGCGGCCAGGTGTTCGGGCTTAATATTCTTGGAGTCCTTAAATTTCCACGACGCCTGAAAGACCGGTTGCCCTTCCTCGTCCTCGCCAATCTGATAATTACCGAACGTGGCGATGTCATGAATTGTCGTGCGCCCCATCAGCGTTAGTCGTTCCATCGCTTCCGTGTAGGTCATGATGGCTTCGTTAACTGTTTCGTACTGTACGGACTGGAGGAAGGCTTGGACGTTAGGATTTGTTAGGATTTCAGATGCGCATGATCTGGCTGTATCATCTGTCTTTGCCTTACCTCCGGCTTTTCGATATGCGCCGGTCTGGTTAGCACCATCGAGTAGTGCTGTAACGAATTTCTTCTGTAACTGCGTCATGGCATCAAAAAGCGCTTTCTGCTCAGACGTCAGCGTCTTTTTCATGTCCATTTAGAACTTCCTGCTAGTGATTGAAATATAATGCCGTGAATTTTAAAGACCACTCGATATCAACACAGCGTGTTTATGCTGTTTTTCTCGTTGGCCACTCACCGATTTCAGAATTAAATAAAATGCCACCAGCTTATTAGCTGACTGGTAGGATCGCGGTAACAATCATCGTGTTATTGATAATTTTCATATCAATGTCATTAGTTGCGAAGTACTCAACATCACCGCCTTTATCGCTGCCATCAGCAGGCCTTTGGTATACGCCAACGGAAACGTTAATGTCAGGGCCTGCAAGTAGTGCTTTAGCTAATTCGTGGGTATTCATATTCGATCTCCGATTCATCTATGGTTTTTGGGGTTTTGTGAGGCGCTGTGGTGGCGGAGGTGGAGGCGGTGCGGCTGGCCTCTTCACTGTATCGCCGGGTTTGTACGGAGGCGGCGTAGGGGCTTTACGGCTCATTGCAGCTGGCCGGTCATGATTTATCCTGTTGGGTTATTTCAAGCAATGCTGATGTGAATGAAACTGAATAGCCACAGAATGAATTCAATCACTCCCCAGCCAACAACGGCGCAGATGCAGCCAAATACAATGAATGTTCCTGTGCCGGGCAAATCAAGACCCATTTCTGCTCTCCTCAATCTTGCGAATGCTCGCCTTATCTGCGTTGCACTGCTCTATCACCGTTAGCAAGGTGTCATTCAGCAATAGGCTGTTACCCCAAGTTAATATCTCGGGGATTTCTGGGGGAATGCAGTCAGAAAGTAAGTTTGCTGGTATCGGTACCTGTGGCACCTGAACGTATTTGATTTGCGTGTTTCCGCAAGCGCTCAGCAGCGGCAACAGGAACAGAGCGAGTAGCGCATTCGTCCGCACTGATATCTTTTTTAATTGCAGTAATGCGGATTTCACTCTCACTGATAACGCGCCTTTTCTCATGATCGCTTGCCTTTGCAATATCGTTGAATAGACGAACTGACGTGGTGTAGTTGCCGAGTGTGAATTGGGCTACATCCCTTTCTCCAGTCAGCGTAGTGTTGTCTTTTTCTAAACCAGTGGCCTTATTCTGATAATGAAATGCCAGAACGCCGAGACAGATAGCCACTAGCAGCGCGCCGATTAGGCCGTATCGTGTGATTGTCGTCATAATGCACGCCGGACTAAAATGATACCCATGTATCCAGCACCCCAACGCGTATAAAACCACATCCTGCGCCCTGTTGATGGGCGGTGAATATCTTGGCGAACAACGCTGATTGAAAATAAGCGCCACCACGGCCATTTTTGTGGCCCGTGTGACGGTTTCAAGTCTTCTGCGAAATGCGCTGTTGATAGCTCAAGTTTTATTTTCATGTGGATATCTCTATATGCGGCGCGTCTAAAAACTTGGCGGGCTTATCATTCGGGTTATCCGTCCAAGTCACACCAAAGCGCAGCTTAACGCCCAACTCTTTACCGGCGCAGTGCATGGCATCCAATACCGGCAACCAGCATTTATAATCGTTCCAATCGGCACCGGTGGGGAGCAGGTCAATAGCATGACCGGTAATATGGCGGCTGTTCATCGTCTGCGTTTTTTTTGGTACTGCGTTGAAGAGTTCGCGCTGCCGTTCTACTGTGCGTAATCCTTCGATAACACCGAAATCAACGCTCGATAGATCCAATGCCCGTCGCACTACTTTCACCAGGTCAGCGTTAACACCTTTTAGATTATTTTCACTGCGCTGGCTGAAACGAAAATTATTGATTTTCATTGCTGCCCCCTGTCTTGCTGCCAACCATGCGTTTAAGTACAGATCCGATATAGTCAGTACCCATGTAGCCGATAAATACGCTAAGTATTAATGTCCAGCCCGGCTCTACGCCGAACATCGTTAGTACGTCTTCAATAAACCAGGCAATGAGTGAGCACATTGCAGCATCAAGCATGACTTGCGTCCGCCCCCCGCCCGCGTACATACCGCGCAAAGTTGCCATAATTGCAGCCAGCCCGGCGCTAATGAGTTCTCCGCGATGCTCTCCGATCCACGTGATGATCAGACTCCAAATATCCGGTGACCTGTGCATTTTCATATCCACCCCCCATCCGGGGAATCCTTTCCCTGCGCGTACGTCAGGTACTGTGATAAAAAAAAGCCACCAGATTTGGCAGCTTTATGTGTTTTCCCCTCCCGGCTTTGGATAAGGAAGGGACTTGAATAATTTAGTATTGAGACGCTTTCGGGCTCGTTTATTCAGAAACTTGATATAGCGGAACTGCGTAAATTTATGCGCTGTTGCCCGGTGAATATTGGCTTGTAGATGTAAGCCGCGAGCCCCCACTTTGCTGGACTTAGTCGTTAAAGCGATCTTGTGATACCACTCGCCGTCTAATTCATAAAACGTGCTTTGATGGCTACCCACATAATCAAAGTTGCTAGCCTGATACACCACACCGAAACGACCGCACCGCTCATCAGCAAATGTCTGCACCCACTCAACACCAGGGTGAAGCAATTTGATTGTTTTGAGTGCGTAACTGATTGCCCGCGATTCGGTATTCTTCAGCATGTCGTCATGCACCCACAGGCGGTTTAGCTCCATGTATTGCCGGTTGCTGGTTCCTTCAACCACTCGACCGCCGCTGCTAGGGTTCATTGCATAGCCCCACTGCATGACGCCAACCAGATCACGCCCGGAGAAGACCCCCAGGTGCAGATAGGAGTTGTTCACTATGCGTTTGCTGTAATGAAAATGGATAATAACGAGACGGGCCAACCAGGCAGGGATTGTAGCGACATGTAGATCTGAACATCCGTATCCCACCGTTACACCACCATAAACTATAGGTTCAGGCTTACCCACGGCGCGGGATGCGTTTTTGTAACTTAACTTTTTAATGGTCATATATACAGTATTCCGTTAGGATACCACCGCTGACGTTAGCAGGGTGGGCCTTGGTTATACTCATGACCGGAAACATGGGTGTAATGGCCCTGATATGCTGATACATACCGGGGTCGCCCATTTCTAACGAGTGCTAAAAAGATAGCCGTTTGACTCAAAAGGTCAGGCGGTTTTTTTTATTGGAGCCGGTTACGGTTCCGGCGTCGATACCTACAATGTACCGACCGCATACCCTAGAAACGACAAAACCCCGCCGAAGCGAGGTCTTTATTTTTCGTGGTGGGTTACATGCGAGATATGCCACTATTTATGGAATCTACGCCAACTTCGGACAAAATGCAAATAAATAATTAAATTATGTTTCCATTAGTGCCAATCATGCCGCTAACGTGTGATTTTTTGAAACTCATCTTCAGCATAACTCTCTTCAATGTCACATTTAGCCACCAGCGACTCATAGAATGGCTTCCAGTTACGCCGCCATGTCCTTTCATTAAGTTCAGGAAGCAACGCTGTAATAGCCTTATAAGCCGTTGTCGAGGGTGTCCGTTTGTATCCAATTCCAGAGCAGCGTTCACACTCTTTCTCTACGGGTGCGCCAATCCGTTTGGATTTCTCAAGGTCGCGCACCTTACCAGTGCCATTACATCGGCAGCGAATAGAGATAGTGCCTTTACCGTTGCATGGGTTGCATAATTCACCTACCAGCTCTTCTTTAACCCATGCGTCTGTTTCACCACATCCGGGGTGTTTAACCACTTTTTGAGTACTGTAAATTAGCCCTTCCCCTTTGCAGTGTTTACATGTGGTGGTGGCTGCTGCTGAACTGCTGTATTCCTCATAGGCAAACTTAGCCAGGATCACCATGCATTGAGCCATTCGGCGGCCTGATGCTTTACCGACATGTTTCGGGGCGTTCTTCATGGCGAATTGAGTAAGCTGCTCAACGGTTCTTATCCGGTCCTCTTTGCTGATGCCGACCTTACCCAAATATGCAGCCATGCCGAAACTGGCCCGAGCCTCAACCATTCCCATTGCGGCGGCCATATCCAGCCCTTTGAGCGAATCGGAAGATGTGGCGCGAGGGGAATCTGTAATCATCTGGCTCTTAGCGCTGAACTGCTTAATTGCTGATTCTAATTTCATTATGCCGTCCTCAATAAGGGCCACTCATACACCACCGCACCATTCATAATCATGTCGTTGAAGTCACCGATCGCGGGCCAGCGGATTGTTACTCGCTCTACGTCATTATTCGAAAGAACATTCCTGTGTCCGCACACCCACGCCGCCGCGTGTCCAGCTCCGTTAAGATCGGTATCCGCAAAAATAATTAAGTGCCTGACCCCTTTTGGCGCTTTAAACCTTTTCATCAGGGATGTGTTTAAAACTGCCCATGTATTGCAGTTGTAAATCTGCTTACATGAAAGCGCCGTTTCTATTCCCTCGGCGATCCCTAGCGTTGAGGACACAGGGAACAGGCGAATGGCTATTGAACTGGCGTGTTCCAGGTAACTATCTTCCTGCAATTTGTGTAGCTTCTTTTGTGTACCCGTTTTGGCTTTATGATCGCCATCCAGTAGTGTCATATGCAGGTAGCAGAGACTACCCTTGCTGTCAGTGGCCAGAGAGTAAATACTTTGAAACATCCCATTACTGGTGCGCTGGTGATCGCAATATCGGACGCTATCGGCAGGCAGGCAATTTATCCCGCGATTTCTCAAATATTGCTCACCATCAGTGCCTCGTAAAAATTTTAATGTGGGATATTTTAAGGTGACCTTTCCGCGCATTGCAGCTGGCTCGCTCTTTTTAACTGGATCCTGTCGCGTCTGCTTGTCGTATTGGTTACCGATCAGTGTGTCAATTTCAGCGGCGAGAGTTTTAAAGTCCTTACACTGCGTCAGTTCAAGCAGCTTCCAGCCATCACCCGAGCCACAAACGCAAATCCATGAACCTGTTCCGTCTGTGTCGTCTATTCGGAATTTTGACTTACCACTACAGACGGGACATTCACCCTTAAAGTGGTGATTACCGGTAATGGGTGGCAGGCCGAAATACTCAAATACCTGCCCCCACTGACCCTTAACGGCCTCTGTTGTTTTCATGGCTGACTAGCCCCCTTGCGCTTGATTAGTTCTTGCCTGATACCATTCAAATACATACTTCCCTGCCCTGCGGGGGATGCTTCTGGTTGTTGGGTTGCTGGTTCAGGACTGGACTCCTTGCGTGATTTAGCAAAGCGGATCTGTTTGGAACGAATGTAATTGCTGACCTCCGGCGATATATCCACAGGCGTATCACGCAGGTTGTTGGGCCATTCGTTGAATTTTTCACGGTAGGTGTGAGAGCACCAGCCGTCAGTAACCGGCCTGCCTTTGACGCCTCGTTCACGTTGGTAATATTTGATCTGTGACCACCACGCCTGTTTTTCTGCGGCGCTGTACGTGCGGACTTTCTTGCTTAACTTTTTCAGTCCGCGTGTGTGGTCAACCTCCACATCCTCTCCCGCCAGTGGCTTGAATCCACATTTCGGGCAAACGTAGACGCCTGCGGGCTTCATGTAGTGACATTGGGTGCACTCCTTCGGCAGCTTCTCCTTGCGGCTCTCTGCTTGCCGTGCAGCCGCTTCCTCCATACCGTCGCTTTTGGTTCGCAGTTCGTCGTATTCGATTTCATCTGGATAACCGAGACGGTGAACCGATCCGGAGTGGTCAAATATTTTGCAGTGGTCTTTACCCGGTGCCGTACGAAGGCCGCGACCAAGGCATTGTAGCCAGCGGATCTCTGATTTAGTCGGACGGGCGTAAATGATGCAACGGACATCACTATCAAAACCGGCCACCAACACCCCAACGTTAACGATAATTTTCGTTCCACCCTGCTCAAACCGATGAATGGTTAACTGGCGTTCGTCGTGGGGGGTGCTGGCAGTCATGACCTCGGCGGCAACGCCAGCACGGTTAAAATCCATCGTGACAAAATTGGCATGGGCCACGTTGACACAGAAGCAAATCGTTGGCCGGTCCTCGCCACTCTCAAGCCAGTTTTTAACGATATCGCCAACCAGTTCAGCGCCGCACATAATCTCGGCCAACTGTTCCTCGTCGTAGTCCTTGCCATAACTGGCAGTAGCTTTGGTTTTAACGCCAGCCAGTTCCGGCGTTGAGGGCGCGTAGAACTCATACTTGCTCAGGTCGCCACACTCAATCAGTTCTTTCATGGTGGTAGGCTTGAGTAACCGCTCGTAATAATTCCCCATGAACGGCGCAAACGGCGTACCCGAAAGACCGATGACCTTCACGTCAGTATCTTTGATGATTTCCAGTAACCGCTTACGGCGCATGTGGGCCTCATCGATGATAAGCAAATCAATATTGTCAGGGAATGTACGGCGGATCAGTGTGTCGGCTGACGCGATTTGAATCAGTTTTCTTGGGTCATACGATGGGTGTTTCTGCCAGATAAAGCTGATCTCATCTTCCGGCAATCCGTACTCAATAAAACGCGTTGCGGTCTGTGTGATCAGTACGGTATACGGCGCAACGAACATGACACGCAGGCCACGCGATACAAACCCATCAGCGATGAAGGCCGCAATGGCGGTTTTGCCAAACCCCACACTTGCCGACAGGAGGAACGTGCGGTATTGTTTCCAGTCACGGCGTAGCATGTTTAGCGCGGTGACCTGCTTGGCCTTCGGTTGAATGTTAAGCATCAAGATCTCCACAGTTGTTCCGGGCGGGTTGTGTTGCGAGCACAGCCCGCTCTTCTTTTTTGCGCTGAGTGGCTTTTTCTGTACGGAAGCCTTGCAGGGCCTCTTCGATAACCCCCTCCTCAGTCGGTGCTATGCCGACATAAGCAGCAACGGCATTACCGGATTTCGGGTTAAACACGTAACGTACTTTTTTGGCGGCACCCTGATCCATCGTCATGTACAGCGATGAGCGCATGCTGTTGTCATATCCACCCCAGATGATTGAAGGGTTGATGGCGAAAACGTTTGTTGTCGGGCGACGCACAAAGCCACCATCCTCCAGCATCTTGATCGCCCTGCGTACGTGACGCTCTGAGCAATTGAGTTCGTGGGCCAGTACGCTCTGGTCTACCGCTACAGCACCGCTGTTCATGTCGGCATTCTCTGCCAGATACAGGAAAAGCTCACCAGCGGTGCGGTTCTCACGCACCAGACCACGAAGGAGTCCACATCCCTCACGGAACAGCCTCAGGAAATCTAATTTTTTGTTGCCGCTGCTATTGCTCATTTTTTAGTCTCCAGCCTGTTTTTGTCCTAAAACTGGACACCTGATGTCCGCTTTATCGTCGTAAGTCATTGTTTTTAAAGTGCTGTTTCAATATGTCCGGTCACCGGACACTGGCCGTCCAATTTATTTAAAAAAAGCCTTTGAAATCAGTACACTTAGAAAACGCCCTTCTTATATCTTGATGGTCAGGTTCTCGAAGACTCGATCCGCCGTTGACCTTGACCCTGTTTTTCTGGGTTTTACTCTGGTGAAAACATCGGTATTTTTTGCTTTTTCCAAGAACACGATCCCCAACTCGCATCCGCTTCACCCTCGGCGCTGATCTGGGGTTTGGGCCGTGGCATTGGAAAAGCGCCCTTGTGCCGCCAGTGGTGGTGCTTCCGCATACCCGACACCCGAACGAGAATGCCGATCTGCACGTACCCGTAGTCGGCTGTTGGCCTCATGTCGAGCACGGTTCTCCTGACGGTAGGAAACAGGCTCGTTATCGAATGCCTCTTGGTATACGTCCGCATACTGAATAGCCACCTTCTGGCGCTGAGAGGTATTGAGCTTTAGCAACATTTCCTGGATCCACTTACTGTCCTCAGGACAAAATACGGATGGCATGATTACCTGGACGAACTGCTCATAGGCCATGGGTCCCACTTAGAACCGCCAAAACCACTGGCAGAACGTGCGGCGTGGTAGCTTGTAATGAGCGCCTGGACTATCACTGTGTTTACGGTAAAAGCGTTTAGCTTTAAGCTTGTGTAGCTTTCTGTAGCGCCGGTCCTTTTCACAAAGGCGCTCTGAGGACTTACTCCCAACAGAAAGGCAAAAACCTACAACGACCAGCAGAAGCACGATGCTTGGAATTAACTTAGGAACAGGAAATCCACCATGACCTTCATCCGATTTTTTGAACAGTACACTGTGATAATCACCCTCATCTGGACTGGAGCCTCTCTTGCTATCGGTGCCTGGGCGGGACATAGCTTCAGTCTCTGGAGAGATCGGCGAAAAGACTTCAACGCCGTTTCTGACCCGATCGAGCTTTTCCTCATGAAGGAGCGCGAAAGGTTCAAGAGTGAAGATGTCAGAAGTAGCAAGATCCCCATCAACTTTAATGACCTCGGCCTCCACCTGCCCGATCGGGAGCAGGGCGCATACAAGCAGGCTAAAGAAAAATACTTTACCGCCATGGCTCCGTACAAAAGCCGAGGTGTGCTTGACGGCAATCCGACCACCACTAGATCCACTCCTGATGTGCTCAGCGCGATAGATGGATTGCTTGTTTTTGCGAAGCACCGCCTGTAGTTCAGGACTCATGCGCCAGCCCAGCCAATAGCTTGGAATATCCCCATTTTCGGGTGATACCAACGAGTGCCACGCGGTTCTGCTTCGGACATCATCTTGCGGAATGCAGCCATGAACTCAGCCTCAAACGCGATAGCCATCGGGCGAGGCTGACCGTCAGGTGTCATGATGGTGATGGTGTCTGTAGGGATGCGGTACGCGTTAACAAGGTTCTTACACTTGGGGACGCTCATGCCGGATTTGGTCTTAAGCAGTGAATAACCCACCCAGCCAACCGGAATCGAACCACGTTTGATTTTCTCGATGGTTTCGGTAACAGCTACAACCCGATCCTCAACATGGTTCAGGCGGCGCTCTTGTTCGAGGTTAGCCATAGCCATTGCCGCGATAAGTTCAGCCTGTGATTTTGGGCGGCAACGTTCTTCTTCCAGCTCACGCCAGCGATCGACCAGACGGGCGGTGAACTCAGGGCAGAGTTGAGCAACAACAACGATGCTGTCACGCTTGCCTTGGTCGCCTTCGAAATGGTAGACATCAGTAAAGCGGTTGGGGCTATTTGATTGTTTATCCTCAACTTTAGCCACTGGCGGGAGTTGGATAACTCCACGATCACTGAGTCGCCCAATGCTGCGCTTCACATCGGCATGGCGACTTTTGGCTAAATCGGCGATATCAAGACTGGTCATTGATGGTTTATTGCTAATTAGGTTATTCATCACTACCTTCCTGTTGTGGGTTAGTCCTAAATGTAGAGAGAGTGATTGAATTTAAGCTTCCCCTCAGTACGATAAGCAGCCTCAGCAGCTCGCCCCTTTGGAATTAGTCGTCCAGGGCGACACCGCCACTGATAAACAGCTTCTGGTGAAATTCCATAGAAAACAGCGACTTTAGCTACCCCGCCAAAGTATTTTTCAATATCATCAGTGGTCATAACACTCCCTTTAAAAACACAAAAACTAACATAAATTAGATTTTAATTGCTAAGTTATATTGAGTCAATTAAAATTAAGATAACTTAGGTTTTGAATACAGGAGATCGTGATGGAATCGATAGGGCAGCGCATTAAAAGACTGAGGCAAGTGACTAAAACAACACAAAAAACACTGGGTCAATACTGTGGTGTTTCTGACGTTTCCGTTGGGTATTGGGAAAAAGATTTGAACGTACCCAAAGGAGAATCTCTTCTAAAGCTAGCGAAGTACTTCAACACATCTGAAAGCTACATATTATACGGGTCTGAGTTGCAAGGCTTAGAGCCTCTAATTACAGATATGAGTAAATTACCTGTTCTTTCATGGGTCCAAGCAGGGATATTTACTGAAAGTGAGCCAAGGGAGCTATTTGAATCCGTTGATGAATGGCTGACTACGGGGCTGCGGGTATCAGTATCATCTTTTGCCCTCAGAGTTAGAGGGGACTCAATGACAAATCCCAATGGCTTACCAAGCATCCCTGAAGGATCTACTATTATCGTGGATCCCGAGGTAGAGGCAACCAATGGAAGGATTGTTGTAGCTAGGGTAGATGGGACGAACGAGGCCACCCTTAAAAAGCTAGTTATTGATGGACCTAACAAATATCTTGTGCCGTTAAATCCGCGCTATAGCAACATCCCAATAAACGGCAATTGTGACATTATCGGTGTTGTACGTGGAGTTCAGTACGAATTGTAGCCCTAACGGCCTCGGGATCTTGAGGCCTTATCCCCCCCCTTTTTTTCTACCTTTACTCCCACAATAAAACCGATAGCTAATTTAACTTAATTTAATCTTGACGCATAAGCTAACTTAAGTTAGCCTTGTTTCATCGGCAACGAAAAGGCAGGAAGCCCACGCAGTAGCTGCCAATGGCATATGAAGCATTGGATAATTCGTTGACTGGTCAGTAATTACGCAAGCCAATCAATCTCTTACTAGAGAACTAATCATGACCAAAAAAATGTTATTAACCTTTCCGTTATCCCTGGAAGAAAATTATGAGGTCTTAATGTATTACGATGATGAAACTTGCTTGGTATTTAGATTTAGCAGCCCAGAAACAGTAACTCAAACACAGATCGAACAATTGAATTTATTTAGCCCTCAGTCCATACCTAGAATAGAAAAAATACTTAAATGTAAGTTAGGGGAATAACCCAGTCCCGCACCTAATAACGAGGTAGATATGACCGATAAACTAGAAATAACAATTACCATCACTAATCATAATGATGGTGCTGAATTAGACATGAAGTTTAACAACGAAAACGTAAAGTCACCGAAGATGCTAATAATGTCTAATGCCTTTGCCGATTTAATCAAAGGCGGATTAGAAACTAATTTTAATATTGCAAATGATCTCGCTGACTTTGCAGTGAAATCTAATCAATGCTGTTGCGATGAAGACTAATTAAAATAAATACTACTCAGCAGGTTAATTATGAATGAACTCCAGCTTGTAATTGAAAGGTTAAAAATAACCAAGGCCCCATTTAGCACGCTTATAAGTGGTATGCCATTTGATTCTGATTATTTTTTGGTAACTAGCCTGGCTGATGATATTCAGTATGCAATTTATAAAAAAAGAGATGTCGGTTTTGTGATTGTGGATTTTTTTAGTAACTCAAGCGAGGCGAACAAAGAAGCAACCGAAATTATAAATACATACCCAAGATTAGCTGCGTCAATTAATTGTCAGATTGAATATCACAAGCAAGATATTCCAGAGGCTAAACCATGAATAACTTATCTAATCGTGTTAATTCGGCTCTGGTGGCGATTCCAGTCAAACACCAGAGCCTAGCCTTAAATAGTGCCTGCGAAGGTCTTAATAAGGTTGGGGCGGATTCTATCACCCTTATCAGTAAACGCAAGTTGCTGAACGCGCAAATGTATGCCAAAGAAAATCAGTCTCGTTATGGCTGGGAAGTTGCCAGTCATTTATTAAAACAGGCTTACGGTATTAAGTGCGAGTGTCCAATGCCGCGCCTTGGTGATGCACGTGGCAATTACATCTGCACTTTTGTTGATATATCTACCGGCGAATATCGGTTTGTGCACCGCAGTGTAATTACAGATGGTTGCGGGGTGATACATGATTGATATTTTCGAGAAAGACTTTCAAATGCGAAAAGCCATAAAAGACATTCTCAACGAGAATACTGTTTTAACTGACAACTTTTCAAGGCAGCGGCTAATCAGGGTTCACACAGGCTTAATACATTTAATTGATCACGTCGTACCACAAGTCGCGGATGAAGATACCTCATTAAAATTGTATGCGTTCCTTGATGAAATGCGAATTATTACAAGCTGCGAACAGTGCGACATGGAGCACGGGAAATGACTATGAATAATTTACGTGTAGCCAACATCAAAAAATCAACCGCCTCAGCCCAAAGAACTCGGCACACTTATAACCTGAACCTATTTACTCCAGTCGAGCAAAATAGATTCATGGTGGTAATGCCCGACGACACGATGACAGGTGAAATCGAGTGTCGCGATAAGGTCATTATAGATACAACGCCAATTCGTTATTTTGAAGATGGAATATTTGCTTTCTTTCTTGACGGTATTTTCATGGTTAAGCGGCTCCAATTCATCCGTAATAATGTTTGGGTTCTACCGTCTAATCGGTTCTATCAAAGTTTCGAGATTGCAAGCAATGACTTCATTGAACTTGTGATTATAGGTCGAGTTATTTATAGCCAAGAAATTAGGAGCCACTAACAAACCAAGCCGTATTAATTAAGTAATCGCAAATAAAATATTAACTATGGCCTTCGGGTTAGGACTCCCTACACCTATAAGCCAGAAAACAAGGTAATTCAAATATGAGTAACGCTGAATTAATAAACAAGAGACGCAAGAATATTGTTGACGCCAAACTCGAATCAATGATGCGCAAAACAAATAGCCATTGCGTCATTGTCAGCTTGAAAGATGGTGGCATGTACACCGTGGAATTATCCGAGAGAGTCCTGATTGAAGCCTTAATAGATTTCGAAGCAGAAATACATGGGGAATATAAACGGCTCGAAGCTGCGGAACACGTCATTAACACCTATGACAGTTTTTTATCTAAAAACGGCGATCACCTTACCGAAGTGGGAAAGGATTTCATGAATGCCATTGTTAAAAATATTGCCGAAATAACCCAGGTAAAAGGGAAGTCTATATGACACAGCAACTCACGGAAGGACAAAAAATGAACCTTAAAGATATGGATAAAGAGCACCTTATCGAGCACGTCAAAGCTTCGGGTATTGATGTGCCGGGATGGCTGATAGATGGGTGCCTGACACGTCCAACAGAACCACTCACCGACAACGAATATCAGGAGTTTGCAGAGTATTACTGCAAACAAATCCGCTCAGTCGAAGCCCTTACCTATCTGGTTGAATGCAAGGGTCGCTTTGGTATGGATATGCAAGGCGGGGCTATTTTCAGGCACGAGAATATCGTTATGCAAATAGACCAGCAGGTTATTGAAACCTTACTCCAGCACCAAATTGAAACTGCGTTGATGGAAGAGCGCCCAGCAGAACGTTACCTCGCCGTCATGAAGTTCTACATGGGTGACCGATTAAATCAAGCACAAAACGGTTCTACGTGGATGCGTGACTTTATCGACAGCGTATTCATTGAGGGCGTTCGGGCAATTTGCCAGGGCGAAACAGAACCAACAAAGAATTTGCACTGAGGAGCGCCAATGAGCAACCAGGACAACGCAAATGTATTTAGCGCGGTTTCTCTGCATCGTACACCGACCGCAAAGCACAGCCGCCGCCAGTGCCGTATCTATAGCCCAGAAGAGTTTCTGGAGATGCCAATAGTGAAGGAATTTATCAAAAACAACCCTAATCAGCACTTCGTCAATGAGGAAACCGGCGAGGTCATGCTGGCACAGGAGTTGGCTGAACTTTATTGCTCCGTGAATAACGGGAAAAAGTTGAAGAAATTATTGCGTCGTTCATTCGGAGATAAAACATGAAAACTGAATTGGTAATCAATGGTGTACCAATGATGAGTAGTCGTGAAATTGCAAGAATTACTGGCAAGAAAATAGGTGATGTTCATCGCGACATCAGAGCTATGGTTCCGGCGCTTTATGCATCAGACCAAGGCGAAGAAATTAAATCATACGCATGGGATACGAATAAAGAAAAGATGGTGTTGTTTTTGCTTCATCATAATATTCAAGGAGTTGAGGTTAATTTCGACGAAAGGAATTATGTTTATGAGTTCCTTCTTGACCGCCGACATACTGAAATCTTGATTTCTGGTTATGACGTCAAGCGCCGCGCTGCAATAATTGATCGTTGGCACGCGCTTGAGACAGGCGAAGCGCAGCCTCGCCTTGAATCGCCGAAACCTCAGCAAACCTTCGCATCAATGAACGACAACATCCTCTCTCTAGCCCGTGTTGTAGCAGAAGCAACCGCATCGGCAACCATGAAAGCGGTGATTGAGATTGTTGGCATTCAGAAATATCAGCCAGCCACTGAACCGGTTGAAGCTATCGCGCCACCTACACCAGAAGCCTTGCAGGTCAGCCACCATAAGCCGGATAGCGAACAGTCTGAATACGCCCTTGTATCGCATCTGTCGTGGGCCTGTGGGTTGTCTGGCGCTACTTGCCGCCGACTGGTTACATTCTCCAACTTACCTACCCGTCTGACCAACGGTGATCGTGGATGCTTGTTGGTCAATCGTGAATCCTTTATGGCTGCAGATCAAAAATTGCTTGATGAGTCAATACCGCCCACTAAAAAGCTGAAGCGATGGCAACACCCGGAGTTCGGTGGCTTTGCGTTGCGTTTGATATCTGAAAGCGACAATGGGGAGGCAGAATAATGATGATTCAAACCCGCCTACTCCGTGCCGCACTCGTATGTGTCGCTAAAAATGACCCTCGCTACTACCTCGAAGGGGTACACATCATGCCGAAATATATCGAGGCAACAAACGGCCATGTAGCCCTGCGCATGGAACACGGCATCAATACACGCAAAAACATCATCGTGAAATTTGACGGAGCAGTTCCAGCCAAGGCCGACACGACGGAGCTGGTATTTAACAAATATCCGCTAGCCGTTCACCGCGACATTACCGGCCAGCGCATCGGCTTTACAGCTATCAGGCTGCTTGATGGTCGCTTCCCTGATATGGATCGGATTATCCCAACCACTATTGACAATAGTTTTATCCCGGCAATCCAGGGGGAGTTTATGTCCTATCCGTCCAAAATGTTTTGCCGTGAGCGAAAAATCATACCCGTGAAGCTGGCTCCGTCCGGAAAAATAACCGGCTGTCGGTTCCTGTTCAACAAGTCAATTTGCACCATGTTCGGCAATCCTCAGTTCGTAGTGATGCCGATCCGGGCAGGGATAAATGACTTTCCGGAGATTGGATAATGAAAATCATCACTAAAAATTTCCGACTCAACGCACTGGCTAACCAGTATTCAGCAGCGATATATGACCATTTGAAGCAACAGAACGGCGGTGATTTCTTCATTGTGGATACTGGCGACTTCCCTTTGCGTATTGAGATTGTCGGTGGTGTGCCTGGGGTTCGTGCTTTGGTTGATGCCTACTATCTGGAAGCCTTAAAGCTGAATTTATTGCAGTGGGAAAAAATAGCAATTGAGATGCTGACTAAGTGCCTGAAAGAAAACAACTCAGTCACAGACACAGGAATTGAAATATGGGAAAGCATGGGTTCTGACATGGGTTCTACGGTGGCAGGGGGTGCACGATGAGCGATAAATCATCTCTTTTGGCAGTGTGGCATTTTGTTGACACCTGCACAAATGGCTCTGAGGCCTTGCGTGGCGCGGCTCCTTCTGCACATACCTCCGAACAGGTCACGGTGTCAGGCGGGTGCCGCAAGGGGGCCATCAATGGGTAAGCAAGCCGATATCAATGATACCCAGGTGCGGGCCACTGTGATTGTTGACGATGGATGTGACTGGACGAAATACCTCAACTGGTTAGCCAAAGCAAAGTACCGGATCCGGAACGGGATAAATGAAGCACCACCAGCCCGACCAAAGGTAGCACCGGTAAGTTTCAAGTCGGTTAAGAAGCCCCGTAAAAAGGGCTATCGAGTGGTTCAACAGGCTATAGGGGCGGTGTGATATGAGCGAATTAACTTTGAGGCAGCGGGAAGTTCTGGATTTGATTAAGGCATACATAGCGACACATGGCATGGCCCCAACGATGATTGAAATTGCTGACGGAATGGGGTTTAAATCCCCAAACGCTGCCAGTGTCCATATCGCTGCACTGAAAAAGAAAGGGGCAATCAATGTAAGGCGTGGAGCCTCTCGCGGCATAACGCTCACTGACTTAACAAAAAAGGCGGAAATGGTGCCGGTTACGCTCCCTCCCCTGATTGATGTCGATAATCTCAGCGGCCACGAACTGGATTGCGCGAAATTTCACAATCACGCCATTGCTATGTGCTCTATAGCGATCCGGCAGGCGGGCTATCCGTCAGAGTGTTCAGCAACGTTTTACCCTACAGATAAGCAAGGCGGCTAATTATGGCTAGAACTCAGACCTTGGAAGTATGGGCCGCCGAGGAGTTTGATGAGCCGATCCCCAGCTATCCAACGTTACTAAAATATGCACAACATGGCATGATATCACCGCCGCCCTTTAAGGCTGGCAGGTGCTGGCGGGTTGACAAGAGTGCCCGATTTGTCGGAATAACAGTCAAGCCAGTAGTGAAGAAAGACGATGATCCACGCTTGAAGAGGATAATGGAAGATGGCCAGACCTCGTAAGTACAATATAAATGTACCAGGTCTATCGTGCTACACAGACGCCAGAACAAAAAAGGTGTACTGGCGTTACAAGCACCCTATCACCCGTAAATTTCATGGGTTAGGTGATGATGAGTCTGCGGCAAAAGCTATCGCTATTGAGGCTAATAGCCGTTTTGCCAACCAACAAATGGGCCAATTGCTTAAGGCAAGGGATGAGATCAGTCTCAAGATAGGTAAAGCGATAACAGTTAACACTTGGTTAGATCGTTACCTGGCTATACAGCAAGAACGTTACGACAGTGAAGAAATAAAACTCAACACGCTCAAGCAAAAAAATGCGCCAGTCGAAGCATTCAGGCGTCATTGTGGAATGCTAACCCTTCCTGATGTCGGCGCTCGCGATATAGCCTCCGTAATAGAAGAGTACAAAGATAAAGGACAAAAACGGATGGCGCAGGTTGTTCGAATGGTGCTGATCGATGTGTATAAAGAAGCTCAGCACTCCGGAGAGGTTCCGCCAGGCTACAACCCAGCTCTGGCCACCAAGCAACCAACAAACAAGGTTACTCGTATCCGCTTGAATTTTGATGAATGGGAATCAATATTCAATGCCGCTGCCAATATGCAAGGATATATCCAAAACGCAATGCTTCTTGCTTTGGTTACTGGTCAGCGCCTCGGGGATATCGCTGATATGAAATTTAGCGATGTTTGGGATAATCACCTTCATATCGTGCAGGAAAAAACAGGCACCAGAATAGCCATACCCATAACCCTAAAATGTGAGTCTGTCGGTTATACGCTGCAAGATGTTATAGCACGGTGTCGAAATATGATCGTTAGTCCGTACATGCTTCATTATCACCATACAACATCAATGGCTAAACGAGGCGGCCAAGTATCTAGCAATGCAATCACTACCGGATTTTCGGCGGCCAGAGACAAAAGCGGATTGCAATGGAAAGACGGCACCCCACCTACATTTCATGAACAGCGATCCTTGGCAGAAAGGTTATATCGAGAACAAGGAGTGGATACTAAAACGTTGCTCGGACATAAAAATCAAGCAATGACCGATAAATATAATGATGACCGGGGTAAAGAATGGCTGGTGTTAGCTGTTTAA